TTTTTTATCTCTTTTTGTGTCTATGCCGTATCTTTTTATTCCGGCAGAAGTCAAAGAACCATCTTTGTTTTGGTATCTTCTAACACCCCATTTTTGACCTAATACTCCATGATGTTGAATATCATGTGATTCTAAGACATAGTAAGGATTATATACATTCATTTTTTATCCTCCTTATTTACCTTTACCCTGCATTTTCGCCACTTTTTCCGTAATAGTTTCTTTATTTATTACAGGCCATGGTTTTGCTATTCCTGAAGGCGTTTTATTATAATGTTTAGCAATAGTATTGTATGTGACTACTCCTGCAACAGTCCATGTTGTTATTTTTTTAACTTGAGCTGCTGCATGTTCTATGTCTCCTATAGCTTTATCAAATTTTGTTGATACTTTATTAGCTTTAGATTCTTCAAAAGCATATTTACTTAATTGATGTTCCATATTAATCCTATTTAAAACATTTCTTAATTCTTGATCGGTAAGTTCTTTTTTAAACTCCATAACGTCAGAAGCATTTCCGGATTTCAAAGCTTTGTCTTTTCTAGCTTTATGTTCCTCTTCTGTCTCTGTATCGTACCTGGCTTTACCTGCTTGTGTAAGTGAGCCATCTTTGTTTTGAAATCTTCTAATACCCCATTTTTGACCTAATATGCCATGATGTTGAAGATCATACGGTTCTAAGACATAGTAAGGATTATATATGTTCATTTTTTTATCCTCCTATTCAAACGATTCTTTATTTAATTTATAAGCAACGTAAGCATCCATCATAGCTGCAACATTATCTATCTTTTGTTCCAATCTACGCTTATACAGCTTTCTGTTACCATTTGTATCTTCCATAACTATACAGTTACCCATTGCGAACATCATAAGACTTTCATCAAACAGAAGTAATCTATCTTCTGCCATTTTCTTTAATTCGCCTAATGGAACTGATTCAGTTCTGGAACCCTGTATTACTTTTTCTACGCCATAATCAGAATTCTCTGTACACCATCTTTGTACAAATTCTTTTGCATTATATGGATCGTATCCAAAGCATAAAACATTATATTGACAGTCTATTATCATTTGTTCAAGGTCTTCATATACATCCATCATATCAAGAACTGTACCTTCCATAACTATAAGACTTCCTTCATCTATGAATTCGTCGTATTTACGTCTCATAGCTCCTGTAAGGTTCATCAAGGTTCTAGATGTAATATAAGATCTTGTTTTTACACCAAATTTTTCATTTGGAAGCGGGAACAAAAATGTAAAGGCACAGAAGTCATCACCCTGTGACAAATCTGCACCTAATGCACAAGGCATTTGCCAATAATCTCTTTTTCTATGAGGTAATGTTTCTTCATATGTAAAGAAATATGTAAAGCCTTCTGTAGGTATTCCAAATCTTTTAGCTAAAATATCATTTCTAGTAGCTGGAGCATTTTCTGCTCTTTCAACTTCTTGCTGATAGACTTCCCAGTCTACTGTATAACCAATGTTAGGATTTGCTTTGATCCACATAGAAGGATCTGAAACTTCCTTAACATCATCAAGACGATACCACCAAATTGATACGTGTGGATTGATATAATTTCCATTTAAAATATCATCCAACTCCATCTTAATAGTATCACCAGGGCCATTTCTTACAGTACCCTCAGAACTCATAGCAATAATCAAGTAATCATCAACTTTAGAAGCACCCTGTTCAAGAGCACCTATAACATCTTCTCGTATATCTCCAGATAACCATTCGTCAACTGTTGTATACTTATTCTGTAAACCTTGGAGCTTCGCAATACTCATTGGTCTAACTTCGAGTAATGAATTAGTTAATAGATTCTCTATTCCTTTCTTTGTAGAAGCTAATTTTTGACGATTAGCTTTTGAACCTGTTGTATTTTGCATAGATCCTTCAGTTAAGAACATAAATAAAGGACCTCTTGCACGAGCAATAGCTGTTCTAAAAGGTGAAAGTATTTCCTCAGCCTGCTTCATGGTTGGAGCTGTTGTTACTTGATGTGTTGTCGTTGTATCTACCGTCAAACCATATGCTTGGTGACATTCACCGTATACAGTTTTGGCAGCACCTCTTGCTACTATTAGATATTGTTTATTTACTAGCCTTTTTTTGACTGTCTTTTTTACATAATGTCCACCATGACCGTTTTTATTAGGGCAGTATACACTTTTTTCAACAAAATAATACCACCCATAGACCTGCTCCCCCCAGAGCTTAAATGAATCAAGTAGTGTAAGGTCGTCTCCATTTGTAAGAGTTAATTCATTCTCACAAAAGGCTATCCATCCTTCTACTGCTTCGTCATCGTAATATACTCCAGGATTTCGAATAAGGTCATCAATACGGTTCATTTCTAAAGATACCTTTTCGTTAACTGGAATTTCACCTCTTAATACAGCAGCTCGAAATTCTCCATAGTATTTCGGAGTCGCCGTATTTGATAACATCTCGATACCTCCCTTAAAAAAAATTAAGTAGTTTGTCTAACTACATCAAAGTCATATTGTAATCGGCATTCTATTTGTTTTGCCTGTTCCTTAAAAATCTCTATTGCGGCTGCAGTCATAGTTGACGGGTCAAATATAACTTTTGTAACAAGGTATACATATTCCTCAATTACTTTTATATGGCGATCATTACCTATAAAATCTTCCCAAGTAGCTGTATCGTCTTCTATAAAGAATCCTTCATCTGGTCCGACTCCAAGCTGAGTAAGTGTACTAAAAGCCATATTGATAAGAGGTATTATATCGTTATCAAACGCTGTAACTTCAGGATCTGTTATACCAAGTTTACTTTTTGTTGAAGTCAATATACTATCTGCCATATAAAACACCTCACTTACTTATCGAGTATGCAGAGATCTTTCTTTATGTAGCCGGTCTTTCCGTCATACTTAACTTTGCAGAATTCTCCGGTATTATCTTCTCCTATAACCTCGATCTTATCTTTAGGATTTATGGTTGCCAAAATATTAGAGGACATGCTAGGTCCTTCTCTAAAATTAGAGAGCACCTTCACGGTAGTCTTAACTGATCTTTTCTTTTCCTCAGCTACCGGCTTTGCCACTCTAACTTCTTTTTCATTTTCTTTTTTAACATTATCGGTTACCTCTTTGTCGGCAACTGACTTGGTCTCCTCTTCGCCAAGCTGAAGTTCTTTTATTTCGTCCGTTAAGTTGGATCTGTCTTTCTTGGGTTTGTCGTTGTTATTTTTAATCATAACGTCTACCTCCATAAACATGTGTCATCTTTTCTTCTCTCTATTGGTTCCAGTTCAAATATCAATCTTTCATCTCCATAATGTAATGCATTATGTGTTTTATGAGATACTGTAATTAAGTTATCCATATCGAATACTTTATAAGATCGATTTAATATATCTTCAACTGTTATCGGGTTGATATGATGTACTAGTATCTTTCCATCAATCTCTCTTCCCTCTATTCCAAGATCTCTACCGCAATCTCTTATTATAACTTCTCTTCTTATGTATTTCCAGTCAACATCACATTTGTATAGCATTTGGTTTAATCGTCTATGACCATTAAAAGTTAAGTCACCAACTATTCCATCTAACTTTAAATATTCAAATCTATCTTTGAATGTGTTGTATCTTAACATTTCGGTATAACTTTTATTCATCATAGAATTCATCATCAGTCATAGATCCTCCACCCTGATACTTTTTTAAAGCTTCGATGGCTTTAGCATATGTTTCCTCTGACTTAGCTTCAGCTTCTATTGATTTAATTTTTGTTTTCTTTAATTCAATTTCAGCTTTCTTGTCCTCTTGCTCTAATTTTGCTTGTGTTGACCCAAGACGTAAGTAGTGACATATTAATTGTGATGATGCGGTACCATCTCTAAGTTTCTTTTCTGCCAAATTCTCGGCAAGAGCAAACATCTGTTTCTCTCTATTTTCTTCAGATCTAGCAGGAGCTTGAGTTCTACCAGATTTTTTCTTAGTTGAAGATATGTTTGTTGTTTCTTCTTTCATGTTTACTCTCCCTTATACTACACTTTTATACTACTTTATCATAACTTTTATCCTTTCTATTTATAATCATTGGAAGTAAAAATGGGATACACAAATATCAATTTTTACCCCCGGGGATTTTTTAAAGACCGCCGCGATATAAGAGGGGGGTGCTATTTTGCGACCCCTCCCCCTATGTTTTAAAGTTAAACATTACTCATACATATTGTAACTTTAATTAATAAAACATTTAACTAATAAACTATTTGTAACATTTATTAGTTAATGTTAAAACGGCATAAAAACATTTATTAGTTGCAATTAGTTTTTAATTTTTTAATTTTTTAATTTTTAGTTTTTAATTTTTATTATTAAAAACCAAATCAAAATTTTAAAACTAATAAACAATTAAACATTTTTGTTTTTATTAATTAAACAAATCATTTATTAATTTATTTGTAGATCTAATAATAAACTTAAACATTTATTATTCTTTTAAT